GATTGGTCTTAATACGACCTACATGTTTATACATTATTTTTCTCCTTCAGTAGCGTTTTGTGTTGTCTGTTGTTGTGCTACTGCTGCTAGAAATGTTTCTAGCTTTGTGTAAGTTGTACCAACAGTAGTCATTTCGTTAGGTTTAAATGCACCTCGCTGACTTGCTACGTCGATAATCTGTTTGATATTACCCAAGTCTTGAACGGTAAGTTCGACTGGATTTTCGTTAGCCGGAGCAGGTTGCGCGGTAGCTTCAGCTGGTTTAGTTTCTTCTGTCATAGTTAGTTAACTCCTTATACTATTAATTATTCAAAATTATTTACTTATATTTCAAAAGTGGACAAGCCAAAGTGAAATAGGACAGTTCTTTTGGTTCTTCAAAACCTACTTTAAGTACAGTTGTAAACGTATTGGTGCCTTGTTTTTCTATACCTAAAGACTTTCCGACATAAAATCTTCCTTTAAGATTTTCTGTAATCCATTTAGAAATACTATCTTGAAGATTGTAAGTTAAAGGAAGTTTTATATACTCGAAATGAATTGGCGGTACAGAAGATTCTCTACACTCGAATACTTCGAGCCTATTGGGTTTTTTTGTTTTAAGCAGCGTTTTTGTCATAGTGTACAGTTGTGCCAAAGGGCGCCTGCAAGTCCTTATTTTGATTAGAATGAATTACAAATACTGTATCGCAGTAGTCTTCGTCTCCCCAACTACCCCAAGGATAGCCATCAGTAAACATAATAAACTTTTTAGGAACAAAATCTGTATCTTTCATGTAATTCCAATTACAATCAAATTCTGTACCTCCACCTCCAAAGATTTCGTAATCTGTAAGGTCTTCGCCGTTTTCAGCACTAAAGTCTTGTTCGTTATATACCTTAGTATCAAAGCACCATAACTTAATATTGTAGTCTTTATATTCTTCCATAATACCTTTGACCTCACTTAAAAAGTCTTTTGCCTGATCATTGCCAATAGATCCGCTCATATCGATTGCAACAGCAACATCAATTGTAGTATCAAAATTCATTCCTGGTAATACTGCACCAGTGTGCCAACCTTTACGGCTAGGACGGCTAAATGTATAATCGTTCCTAATTGTTGATTGTATCTGCTGACGTAAAATTTCACGCCAATTCATTTTAGGTTCAGTAAGATCTTTAATCATACGTGCAATCTCACCCGGGATATTTCCTGCACCAGATGCTTGTGCAGCAGACATCATGCTTTCTTTAATTTCTTCTTTAATCTTACGCATGTCTTCTTTAGAATATTTAGGAGGTCCTTTTTTGTCTTTACCTTTACCGTCTTTACTAGGACCTTTTGAATCGCCGTCACCTTCCCAATCAACATGTTCATCAAGCATTTCGCCTAGTTGTTTAACAAATTCTTCGCCGTTCTTTTCTGCTTCTTTGAACAGTTCATCGTATACTTCTTCTGAAGTCCAGCCATCATATTTAAAATCTTGATAGCATTGTACAAGTTTAGGATTGTCACCAATACGGTCACGTACTAGTAAATTATTTACAATATAATCTGCTGCAATATTATATAATACCGGATTACGGTCTTCTCTACGTGTTAAATGATCAAATACGCAATGTAAAATTTCGTGTGCAATAACAAATTCAATTTCTTTATTAGTCATTGCGTTGAAAAATTGTGTGTTAAAATACAAATGACGTCCGTCTGTTGCAGCTGTAGGACACCAGTCGTCACATGCTTCTATCTTAAGACGTGTTGCCATATTACCGAAAAACGGATGTCTAAGGAGCAGACCTACTCTAGCAACAATAACATTGTCTAACACCTTTTTACGCATTTCTGTTAGTTCTGCAGGTGTAATATCTGGATTGGGTACAAATCCTTTAGTATCTATTGTCATGCCATCTCTCCTTATTTTGTACTTATTATAACGTATTTGTTATTAAAAGTCAAGTAAATTGGACGTTTTGTTTAGGAGAACGTCCAAACTCCTTGTATTATGCCTCTTGTGCTTTGGTAATATACTTACCAAAACGTTCATGAAACTCATCGAAACATTCAACTTCGTCTGGATCAATTGGTAGAGCATACTGAGTGAGGGCTAACTTGATACCCATAACAACCAATTCAGTTTCAAAATTGTCCATCATAAAACGTAAGAAACTGTTAACTTTTGAGTCAAACTTCTTATCGCCTTTATCGGACGCTTCTTTTAGTTCATAACAGAGCGAGACCGTCAAGGAATACATGGCACTGATTTCTTTGGTCTTTAGCTCTTTAACCTTTCCTGATAAAATATCAGTTGGGTTAGGCATTGATGCTGCCACCTTACGGTGTGCAACAAACTTGATGCCTAGGCCTTCGCCTACTGCACCTGATACAAGATCAGTTGTAGTTTCTTCATCAAGTTCATCTTCTAACAATTCACTTACAAAAGACCAACTACGTGGTGTTGCAAATGAACGGCTTGGAGATTTAGGATCAAAATCATAAAGGTCTTTTTTACTAAAAGTCAAATAACCTACAACATCATTGTGTATGTTATTATTTACTGCCCAAGTAAACCAATCGTCGAAGTCGACAGCAAGTTCAATATGAACAAATCTATTAGCAAGCGGAGCAGGCATTCTATAAGTAACACCTTTATCTGCTTCACGGTTACCTGCGGCAACAATAAGAACATTGTCTGGTAACTCGTATGCTCCAACCTTACGATTAAGAATTAGTTGGTAAGCGGCTGCTTGTACTGCAGGAGCCGCAGAATTCATTTCGTCTAAGAACAGTACAATCCATTTATACTTCTTAGCCATTTCTTTTGTTGGTAATTCTTGTGGTGGTGCCCAAGCCATTACATTATCATTTGCGGCATAATACGGAATGCCTTTGATATCTGTTGGCTCCCAAAGTGAAAGTCTAATATCTATAAGTTTAGAATTTTCTAGTTCATTAGTAACCTGTCCAACAATGTCTGACTTACCAATGCCCGGAGGTCCCCACATAAAAATAGGACGTTGTTTCTTAAAAGCATGCCTAATACTCTTTTTTGCTCTATTAGGACTTACGGTGCGTACTGCTACGTTTTCCATTTTGTATTCCTCTTCTTGTGTTATCAGTGCCATATCTAATTTCTTAGTATGTATATATAATAGCACCAAAGAGGCTAACAGTCAACCACTAATTTGCCAAAATCTAATCTTTTTGTCTTTTCATTGCTTTTATTAAACCGTATTTTCTAACATCGCCGCTAAAAAGGTGCAATTCCATAGCCTTCTTTTCATTAGTAACAACTATTCCCTGCTTATCAAAATAGTAAGGACAATCAATAAACTGGTCCATCCATATTATAACATTAGTTGTAAACTCAAAGTCTTTTGGATAAGGAACTTTATACATTTGTAAATCTAGTTCTTCAGTAACAAATTTATAGCCGGCTTCTGTTAGACGTAGGCCGCCTGTGTCTTTTGCTCTTGTATTTTGCCACCATAAAGGCATTGCTTCGGCAATACTAGCTTCATGTACAGCCTTGCCTGAATTTTTTAAAAAAATCTTAGTGTATGTTTCTTTCCAGTTCATTAGTCTATCAATGGAACTGTTTCACCTGCAGATAACTTAACAACTGTAAATTTATTGCAGTTAAATAGTTCATTCAGCTTTTTTGCTAAATTAATCGCATGTCCTGGATTGCTAAACGAGACTTTTTTGTATTTAGGACCAGGATAATTGCTTAAACTATGCGAGGATTTTAGATTAAATGGTTTATTGTCATAAAATACAGCCCATATAGCTTCAGCATCTAAAATTTGTTCGCTTTTATAGGTTTTCTTATCTATAAACTCTAACAAAACCGTTGGTTTAGGTCTACTCATATACGTTGTCCTTTAATTAACTACGTATATATTTATCTAATTTTACCAACTATTTCCGCCGTCAAGCCTCACTTCGATTGTTTCTTCTTCTGTATTGTTTTTCTTAATAATTAACGCTTCTAAATCACCATTCATTCTAGTCATTACTTCGCCTAGTGTAAAGGCAAGTCTTTTTGCTTGTTGTATTTCAAGGGTGACATCTTTAGATCTACTAGCATCTGCACTTTTAACTTGGCTAATAAATTGTTGTATTGCAATAGTATTAAGCGGTTCACTTGGCATTTGCTTTACTCAATTCTGTTCTCATTTCTAAACGTGTTTTAAATGGACCTTTGTAAGGATAACGTTCAACTGTAATAGCTTTAGGACAAAAACTTTTGACCCAGCCCTTATCAAACTTAATAATATAAAAGCCTGCACAGTACAAACTTTTAGACTTTGAGCTTTTAGTAAACAACGGAAGTTTTTGTTTTACATCATATAAAGGATTGTGCGGAGTACAACTTGTAGGAAAGCCATGTACTTCTTCAAGTGTTACTTCAGTAATATCTAAAGTACTCCAGCTTAGTTTGCCCAAATCTTTTTCAAGTTCTACTTTACTGTTTACAAATCTTGATCCGTTTACATCGGTAACCATATACCGTTCATCCGAATATGCTAGTGTAGCAACTTTATTACCTTGATTTTCTATAATCCAAAATTTACCGTCAATAATTTCTTTTGCATTTATTGTCATATTGTATACCTCGCTTGTAATGGCTCAGCATAACTCTGAGCTTGTTCACTTACACGTTGAAGATCCCATAAGGCACAGAACTTCATTAATCGTAAGCCAACTTGTGTTATTTGTTTAGGTTTGCTATTCTCTGTAATAGTTGCATTAATTATTTCTCTAATTTCTGCAGGTTGTGCTGTTAAATCACATAGTGTAACATTACGATTGTAGTCATCAAGTACACGATGTTCATTGCCGTTATGATCTACCCAGCGTTGTAGCATCATATTATTCCAGTTGAATCCTTTGTTGTCTTTATCGGCAAACGCTTCTATAAGACCAACTTTGTTTTTTGTGCCTTTAACACGCACACCTGGATACGCACTAAACACATTATCACTTTTGTCACCACGCATACATTTTTCGAACAACATAAATGCAGGATCAGGTGCAGGCTTTGCTTCGCCTGTCTTTTTGTTTATTACATGATTACCTTTCTTATCAAAGTAACCTTCATGTGTAATTGTAGTTTCTGTAATACCATTATACTGTTTACAGTTAGGAGAAATAAGTTGTGCAAAGTCACCGTCAGTGCTAATAATAACATGATTGTCATTAGGGTGTGCTTGTACCCAACCAGCAATAAGATCATCTGCTTCTAACTGCTGATTCTGTAGTACTGTACAGTTTGTCTTAGTACCTACAAAGTCTTTAAATGTATCAAAGGCTTCCCAAAACAACTTATCTTCTTGTTCTTCTTTTTCTGTTAGTGCTGCACGAGCATCGCTTCTATTGCGTTTGTAAGGCTCGTAAAAATCTTTGCGCCAACTGCGTCCTTCTAAACAGAACACAACATGACTTGCATCAAAGTCCTGCCAAGCCTTTCTAACACCTGCTAGGGTAATATGAAATGCCATGCCGACTTTTGTGTCTAAGTCGCCTCTAATAACGTGTCTTGCACGAAAAAATGTATTTGCTGTATCTACTAGTACGTAAGTTGCCATTAGTTTGCCTTTGTGTAAATTATAGTACTATTATAACACCAGATCTGGCTTGTGTCAACCATTAAGATACTTCACTTTTGTCATCACTCAATGGTTT